GTAATTTTTTCGTATAGATTCATTATGCTGCCCTCGCTAGGAATGCCTGAAAGAATGTTATTGAGCTAGCACCACCAATAGAATTGGTATTCTGGGCTTGACCATAAAGTTCAATATAGTCTGTTGACCCATTTAAGTATACTAATGAAGAACATACTGACTGTGGACCATAAGTTCCACTAATAGGAAAATTTGCACCTGATTTATAGTTTGAACCATTTTTATATACCATAGTAAAAAAATATCCAGCAGATGTAGGACTACCCCCAATACTACCACTTACTTGATAGTAACCAGCAACTGTTGGTGTAAATCGGTAATTAGTTACATTATCATAATTTGAATTAGTATCAAATTCTTCAGTATTCATTTGTATTTTTGTAGGTACTCCACCTGTAATTGATAAAGCAGCATTAGCATAAGCACTAAACGCTGGACCTGTTGTTACCAAGTTTTTACCACTAGCCATTGTAAGACCTGTACTATCTACTGTAGCAATTGTTGTTCCAGCACTCTGTAATTGTATCTCACCACTGGTATCAGAGGTTAGTTTTAATCCGTTACTTGTATCTGCATTTATTATTGTAGCCATATTATAATATCACCCATCGTTGTCCCGCAGGGATAGTAACTGTGATGCCACTAGCAATTGTAATTGTCCCAGCAGACATTCCATTGTAGTTTGTAGGAAAAGTATAGTCTGTATTTATTGTGTCGTTATTTACAAAGATGCCATTAGTTGCACCAAACTGTGGTGCTACACCTGTATTTGTGTTGTCTTGTACTACTGCTTTTTCAGCAGGGTAAGTACAAAATACATCACTTGTGCCAGACAATGTAATTGCTGAACCAGAATTACTTGACTCCAATATTGTTGTTCTGGATAAAGTTGTGCCTGAAGNTGTATAAGTGCCTAAACCTACCTCATAGTCGTTACCACTTGTAATAGCATAGTAAGTTGTATTACCATTTCCTATAGCAGCAAAAGATTGAAAACCTGTACTTGCTCCAGCTAATGTAACTGTGCCTGTGCCTGTTGTCGTAGTGGTTTCTTTTACTCTATCCTTTACGATAAGAGCCATGTTTTATCCTTACGCTAATTCTACAGTTAGGTTGCCAGTTGTGATTTTAAATATATCACCAGAGTCAATAGTTTTAGAAGCATCTAGTGCTGTGTGGTATAACATATTTCCAGAACTAGCAGCATCCCATAAACCNATCCATCCTACAGCTCCCCAAGCTGCGGTTGCAGTTGGAAAAGTTATATCTGCATCTGTAGCAACTAAACCTGATGTGCCTGAAGCAGTAGCAAAAGATGATGCAGTTCTAGCGTAAGAGCCACCAGAAACTTCTGTGCCAGTTCCAGCATCTGTTGGGTTTGCTGTGTGTAATGATACATATGGATTATTTACTGCTGTAAAAGCAGTTCCGTTAAGTGTTGCGTTTAGAAGTGCGACTTCTAAATAGTCCGACATTTCAGCCATAATAATTTACCTCGTTGAGTTAGTAATAGTAAGTGGTTGAGCAGGGTATTCAGATTCATCATCACTCTTGCGTAGAGCTGTAACTCCTCTGTCATACATACTTGCCCATGTATTAAGTCTTTCATCATTCATCAAATAAGGTTCTGCTTCACCTAATGCAGCGTATAACAATAAATCAGGTGTATTAGCTAACCAAAGGTTAGATGAATTAGTGTCGCTCAAATATTCTGGTTGATAAAAGTAAACCATCTGTAGCGTGTAAACGCTGTCAGGGATTGGAGCAAATTGAAACTCTGCACCTAGCAGTGTGTAAAAATTAGGTAATCCAGAAACAGCAGTATGTGCATTTCTAAAAAAATTGCTTGTAGATAAAAATTTAATTGTTTGTGGTGGGTTGCCTTGTAAATGCAAATCTTTCATAGCTACAAAATCTGAAGGCAAAGATACAGTAGCATCACCTGCTGTAGTAGATCATAGCTACAAAATCTGAAGGCAAAGATACAGTAGCATCACCTGCTGTAGTAGATGCAGTAGCAACTTTAAGCATTTGTCTTATGCGTAAGTCTCTGACAAGTCTATCTTCAGCTAGTCTAATAAACTCTGGTATCTGGGTTGTTAAATCAGAACGAGCTAAATAATCAGCTATAGTAGCTTGTAGCGTTGTGTAGTCTGTAAAAAATGCCATTTAAATTCTGCCCTGTTTTGTTCTAAAAAAACGATTGTCTGGATGATTTAAAAATTCTTTAAATCTCTTTAAATCTATTACATTAAATCCTTGCATNATCTTTTTATGATTTAAGTCATCAACAACTGTCATTGGTATAGATGCAATCTTGTTATCAAACATATCATCACCCCATTTTGATGATGAAGTAATAATTTCTTCTTTGTTCATTTCAACAATATCTGTTACATCTTGTTTTGTTTCTATCACATAACCATCATTATCATGGTCATCGTGTTTTGTTTGGTGTCTATATTTTATTGGTTTAGACCAACTGTTCTTATATTCTTTTTTATCTTCCATAATCTTCCTTAAAAGATATGCCCACCGAAGTGGGCTATATCAATACTTAATATTTAATTAAGCGTTTAAATCAGCAACGATTGCATGAGCTGCTTCGTTACTTACTTGCAGAGTTAATTCTGTAAGTATTTGATGTTTTTCAGCATCACCTGTTTTAGCTAGTAAAGTAGACTGGAATGGTCTTAAAGTTGCACAAGACAACATTGTTGGGTCTATAATAAGAGCTTGTTCGCCATTGTTAGAAGCATAATCAGAAGTCATGAATCTTTCTGGTATAACTGAAAGCATACCAAAGTCTGAAAGATAAACATCTGCTGCGCCAACAATTGCTGCTGCTTTAGTGCTTTTGCCAGCGTTGTCAGTCCAAACACGATTAGCTGCAATACCAGAGAAAGCTGATACTTTAACTTTTTGGTTTGGTGGAACAACTAACATAGTTGGAGTGCCACCTGCATTAAACGCTGCTTTCATAGCAGTTTTTAAAGATGCTTCTGTAAATGCTGCTGTAGTACTAGTTGAAGTTGCAGTTCTAATTGCAGAACCTGGAGGGGATGCTGGAGCTGCTGGAGAACCTGTACCTACTGAAGTCCAGTTAGTTCTAATCCAAGTTTGTAGAGATGCCATCTTTGGTGCTGTTGAACCTGCTGATGTTACTGGAGCAACATTACCAAGAATAGCAAATTCTATGTCTCGTTTTAGTTCTTGTCCTGCTTTAGCTAATTGATAAGCTGTTTCTGTCTTACGACCAGCTTTATCAACTCCATCAAGAGTGCCAGTAATGTTTACTGTTTTACCCATGATTTGAGTTCTGTTTGTAGCTCTAACTGTAGGTACGGCTGTAAATGCTGCTGCATCCGCTCCTTCAACTAATGCTGTGTTAGCTGCTGCACCTAGTGTATCTGTTTGCCACTCATGTAGAGTAGCTGTTGCTTTTGTTTTTCCGATAGAAGAAACTACAGGAGTCTCTGTCGGAGCAATGTTGTAAATGGTGTTGGATAAATCCTCACGCATCCCAACTGCTTGATAAGTATGAAATGAAGCCATTGTTATTTTTCCTTAAATAAAGTTTTCAAATAAAGCTGCTGCATCTCTGGCATCACCAGTTTGCAGTAACCTGTTCTGTTGTTTTTTAGTTCTGTCTGTTACAGTCTGCTTTACTTTAGCTCCACCTTTTATTGTCTTGGGAGCATTAGCGACTTTCTTTTTAACACCAGCTTTACCTGCCATTAATTTGTCGTATTGTGCCGCTTTATGTAACACTAAAACATGGCGAGAGTCATAGACTTGAGATAACTCTTCATCTGTGAAACCAACCTTTTTTCCATAGTTGCGAATACTATTTCTAATTTGTTCGCCTTTGGCTTTGTCTGAAAACTCTGGCAAGGATTGTGCTAGTTTTTGTGCTTCTTCTGCTACAAACTTTTGCATTTGATCTGCTCTTACTGCGTTTTGCTCTTCAGCAAGGCGGTGTCGTTCAGATTGCACAGCTTGTAACTGTTCTTTTTTTTCGGTCATTTCTGCGACCTTAACTGCATATCCTATTGGGTCGTTCTCTTTCATTGCAGATAAATCTTCTGGGCTGTCATTATTGCCAACCAAGAATTGTTCAACTGCTTGAAGTTTTTGAGCATAGTCATCCCTAACTTGTCTAGCTTCAAGAATAGCTTTAGCTTCTTGTTCAATTACTTTACGCTGTTCGGCTACTTCTTGAGTCTTTTTAGTATAGTCGCTGCCAAGTTGATAAGATTTCTTTAGTTCATCAAGGGTAACTTCTTTTTCCTCACCTGCTGCTTTTATGGTGAAAGTTTGTTCTTCCTCAACTTCTTCAGGTTCTTCAGGTTCTTCAACTTCGGAGTCTACATCTTCTTCCACTTCATCTTCGGTTGCTTCTACAGCTTCCTCGTAATCCGCTTCGTCTTCTGCTTCCTCTACCTCTGCTTCTTGTGTATCTTCTTCCGTTTCAGTTGGTTGCTCGTTAGAGTCCTCTGGTGTGGATAACATACCCTCAAATGCAGATGTTGCATCATCTATTGTTATAGGGCTATCATTCCCACTTCCAACTTCTGGAGTCGTGGTTTCTTCACTCATTGTATTTCCTTAATCGCCATCTAGGTGTGGCATTACCATACAGGCTAAATGCCTATAATATTGTCCATGATTTATCCTTAATCTTGTCGCTGTCTACGATAGATTGAAGTCTAGTCATCATGCTGTCTATTGCCTTAATCCTTTGATAAGCTCTTTCTCTTGTAGCTACATCTTCTGGATTAGAATTTTGTATTTCTGCATAACACTCTTTGGTCATATCTTTTATTTCATCAAGAAATGATTGAGTATTTAATACGCTTTTAATTTCAGCTTTTTTGTCCATTAAATTTTAGGTGTTGCTAGGTTTTGTATTTTTTCTAATGAATTTAATATTTCTGTTGTTTTATTTAGATCAGATTTTTCTTGGTCATTGGTAGTCTTTTGCATTAGTTGCATTTCTTTCATAGCCATCTCTGCTTCAAACTGTACTTGTTTTTGTTGCAACTCTAACATTTCTTTTTGCACCTTAAGCTCTAGCTCTTGTTTTTCTAATTCAAGTTGTGCCATTTTAGATTGCATTTGCATCTCTGCTTTTTCTTTTTCTACTTGTGCAAGTATTTTAGCTGCTTCAGTATTAGGATCAGCCTGTGGGTTCTGTGCTTGTTGTTGTGCAAGTTGGTCAGATTCTTCTTGGGTTACATCTTTTAAGAATGCAGACTCATCTTTAAATCCAGCCATGTTTACAAATTTAGCCAGTGTGTCTCTGTATTGTTTTAAGCTAACTAGTGGATTAGATAATCCGTATTGTGTAAGCATCTGCTCTTGTTTGTCTAACACCATCTGCATAACAGATAATTGCTCACTTTTAGCACCATTACCCAGACCAACATTGACTGTGACATTGTATTCTGTATTCCATTCTCTAGGATTCATGGGTACAAATTTGTTGTTAACTTTAATAATTTTTTCTTTTTGTTGGTACTTACATACAAGCTGTAATATACCTTTCATTAAAGATGAGACTCCAGTGTCAGCAAATATACGAGCTATCAGTTCTATTTTACCACCTGCTGCTGAACTCATTGCTGCGACTGCTGTGGCTGTTACATTCTGGAGAATATTAGGATCAAGTCCCTGTGATGCTTCACTTACACCAGTTCGTTTAGCTTGTACAGTATCTAAATACTCAAGCATGGGAAATGATTGTCCTGCACTAGATTGCACTGTCATTGGCACTAACGCATTAGGGTTCTTAATACGAATAACACCACCTGCGGTAGATGTTAGTAAGTCATCAAGATTAACCTGTCCCTCAACTGCACCAACACGATAGTTGTTAGTTAAGTAAAGATTGTCTAGCATCTGTCTAGTAATAGTAGATTTAATTAATTGTAAATCCATAGTTCTGTCAGCTAATGATTCACCAAAGAACTTATGTGGTATTGGGAACGGGCATACACTATGGAATGGTTGATAGTCACATTCTTCGTGCATTAGCACTTTGTTGTCAGCGTAACAAACTCTATGTCGTTCTGCTATGCCATCACCATCTAAATCTGCACGAACATAACACTCGTAATACTCAACACGCTGCATACTTTCATTATCAGAGTTGTTATTATCAAAGGGTTGCTCACCTGCACCAAACCTTGCTACCCTCTCTGGAGTAAAGTCTAATAAATCTCCAGTAGATAATTCTGCAACAACATCTGGGTCATATCCCATTGCTATTAAATCACTACGAGTAACTAAACTTCTTTCTGCTACAAAATCAGCATCCTCAATATTAATAGCACTTTTGTCTATTAAAAATTCTTCTGGAGCAACTGACTCTATTTTAACTTTAGATGAGTCTATTGTTCTTTTACATTTGACATTGTAGTAAAGGTTAATGATTGGAGGTACTTCCATCATCATTGGCATACCCATCTCATCCATCATTGGCTGCCCAGTCATGGGATCAACAGGTGGTTGTCCAGTTTGTGGGTCTATCATTGGTTGTGGTTCTTGTTCTATAACTTCTTCTACGACCTCTTGAGAAACAATTTCTACTTCCTCGTCTTGCATAATCATTGCAAGTTCATCTTCTGTTAGGTTCTCGTATTTTTCTTTTGTTACATCTTTCTTGTCATCCCAGTAGCATTTAAGTACGCCTACTTTTTGGCACAGTGCATCCCAGAACATATCATGCAACAATTCAAATCCATTGTTCTCTTTA